TTAGTAGACAATTGTTTAACGGCTCTTTCAGCTTCTTCTTTAATTCTATCAGGATGTCCTTTAGGAAGCTCTTGTTCTGGAAGCCTTTCACCAAACACATTGAGATCTAATTGTGTTGTGTCCTCTGGAATATAATCCAGTTTTTCTAATGCTTGATCTCTAATCATTTTTGTAATTTCAGCTTTTTTTAAAGCTTCTTTAACCGTAGGTCCTCCATGTAAAGAAGGTCCAATTGAAGGAGTTGTTTTTGTTTTTGGTGCCGTCACGTGAAGTTTTGTTCTTGCTCGTTCTCTAGCATCAGCTTTTGCTTCATCCGCTCTAGCCTTTTCTTCTCTAGCTTTAGACGCTTGTGGTGATTGTGTTGGTGCAGGTGCCGAGTAAGATTTTTGAATACCTCTTTCTCTGTTTGTACTTCCACCGCCGCCTCCGCCGCCTCCGCCGCCAGATCCACCAAAATCTCCTTTATCTCCCCATCCATTTAAACTAATGATACCAGAAGGTCCTCTGTTCACTCCACCTTTTAAGGATTTGTGTAAATCTTTTTTAATAAGTAAATCTTTTTCTTTTTTTGTAATGTAAGCTAATTCTGTTTTGGGATGTTTTGCTCCTGATCGCCAATATAAAGGAGCCTTAACCATCTTCTGTTTGCCAAGATAATTTTTAACTTTACCCTGCATTTCATAATGTTGTTTTGTACTTTTATCAATCATCTTCTTCCATCCGCTTGTATATCTAATCTAAATGTTCCAAGTTTCCAGTGTTGTCCTGTACTTGTATTGTCAACCTTTAAAGATATAGCTCTTGCTCTTGCACGTGTGTCTATTTTAGTTGTACTTGTTGTAGATGTAAAAGGACCTAATGAAGAACTAGCCTGTGCATCTGTTGGATAATTTTTTAAGTTTAATGTCACTCTTGCATCTCCAGTTTGTTGTAAAAAGTCTGGAAGCACTCTTCTAATTTTCATCATGTACTCACCATCTCCTCTAAGATCTGCTCCACCACCTTGTACTGCTGATATATCAAAATCACCGGATTCAATGCTTGCAGAGATTGCTGAAGCTGTTCCTGCTTTAATTTGATTGACTCCTGTTTCATGTTCATAGTAAGTAGTTACACCATCCGTATTACCGACGGTTGAATCACTCGTTGCATCACTATCATATTCTGTTGCATGTGGTTTTCCAAATATATGTGAATCAGACCATGTTGATCTTGCAAGCGAACTTGTAGTCCATACAGGTCGCTCTGGTGTTGAATCCATATAATTATAAGTTACAGATCTGTTGTTAGATGCAGCACCACTTCCTGGATAAAACCATGTAACTTCACCAAATAAGTTATTCAATCCCGCATAAATATGTTGTCTAGGAACTGTATTAATATCATCATAAACATAGTCTTCAACCAAACATGCTAGTGAATCTAGTTTACCAGTATATCTAAAGAAACCATTCTCCGACATCCAGTATGCAGAACCATCGACTTCAACGGCTGCATTCTTTCCAATCAATCCACAGTTTGTTCCAACTTGTTGAAATGAAAATACGAAAGGTGCACCAACAAATCTCATAATAAATAAAGATGTATCAGTCCAAATGTAAATTGCATCCCGACCTCTAATCGCTGCAACGATCCGTGTTCCGTCGGCCAGTCTCTGTGTACCAGCGGTATTGGTCGCTGAAGGAGTGTATGAAGTTGAAGCATTAATTGATTCTTGATCTGACCAACGTATATACATATCATCTTGTGTTGATGTAGTTCCAATAGTTGTCTCTGTTCCAATAAATACTAAGTGTCTATCGGGTGTTGATACTAAAGTCTGTATTGCTGCTGTTGGAGCATTAGCAACGATTGTTGCTCTAGTGGACGTTGCTCCCGTTGCATTCGAATTCCATTCAAAAGTTGCACCATCAAATATAGTTGCAATAAGTTTATTTCCAAAATTGTCCAGGGACCATAGACCAGGGGCCGTAACAATGTCACCTGTTTGCGATGCACCCCATTTAGTATAATCCGATGCGTCATAAACTGTTGCTCCATCTGAGTGTGATGCAGCTGTAGTATTATCTGATCCTCTAGTTAATCCTGATAATGTATCTGTTCCTGTAGAATTTGAAGTGTATGCAATACGCTCGCTATCTACTAAAACTGTTCCTGTTGCAGGCATAGAACCTGAGTCTGATAAAACTATACTAGTTGATGAAGATGTTAAAGCTCCATTTAATGTTGCCGTAATTTCTCCAGCAACAGTACCACCCCATAATCCAAGTCCCCAACCAGCAGCTGATTCTTCAACCGCAGGTCCTATTGAATAAAAATGTTTAACTCTTACTCCACCTGAAGTACTGGCTCCTGATCCAGATTCAACGGATCCCATTTCAACGGTAATTGTTGTTGAAGTTGGAACGGATGTAACCATAAAATTAGTATCATCAAAATCATCAGAGTCAAAATTAGAGTTCGTTGCTGAACTAAAATTATCACAACGGATAATATCATATTTAGTAATGTTGTGATCAGATGAAAAAGTTATAGTGACGGTTGCATCACTTTGTGTTGTTGTAAAAGCGCTGGTTAATGTAGTTGTACTTTTAAGAGGAGTAATGTCATAAAAAGCTCCTCCTGAATATACATATAAAAATCTGTTTGTACCTATAGCTGCGTATTTAATTCCTGACGCATTGACGAAGTGGTGTAAAGCTGTGTTTCTACCAGTAAGAGTATTGTCTCCTAACTGAGCCCAACCTCCTATTTTTTCAGGTGTTTGATATCTAAATCTAACATAGTCACCACCAATCCATTGGCCTTCGCCTCCAGTTGCTGTAACCTGTTTATTAAAACCTGGCTGAATATTTATTTTTTGTAGCATAAAGAACCATTATATTATTTATTCCCTAATTTGGGAATACCTAACATTGGCCTTTTGTCGAACCTATTCTTTTCAGCAAAAGGACCATTCACATGGTTGTAATGAAGAAAGACTTGTCCGCAGACCTCTCCTTCAAATGGTTCTCTCCAATGCTCTAATTCACATCCACTGTACACTAACATATCTCCTACTTCAAGCAAGACTTTAGTGCCTTCTGGGGCATTAGGTTTATGTATATTTTTATATTCATCTATGACTGTATCAGCCCCTGTGCCATCTATGAAAATAGGCCATGGAGCACCTCCTAAATTAAGAGTACATGATATCTCGCAACTAGGCCTGTCTTTATGTCTTTTTAAAATATCGCCGTTTTTATATAATCTCGCATAAGAGTATGTTGGTACTAAGTTAAGCCCTGTTTCTTGCTGCATCTTTGGCAGTACTTTCATTAAAAGTGTCTCCATCGCATGATCAGCATAAATAGAATATGTGTTTGGAACCTGTTTATCTGTCCATGTTCCAAGTAAACCCGTGTCATAGGTTATATTATTTTGGTATAAAAATTTTACTGCGTCTCTTTTAAGTAAAAAGTAATTAAATATAAAATTAGCTAATTCATAAGATATAGCTTTCTTAACTACTTGATATTTTTGTTGTTGAAAAATCATATAAAATTAAAGGATACTGATATCCTTATATCATTACTTTTATTAGGTTCTACTCTATGCCACAACCATGCAGGAAACATAATTATTCTTCCAGGAATAGCATCATAATAAGTCTCTCGCCACAATTCTCTAGGTAATTTTCCTTTTTTTCTTGTTGGCATTACTTGTTGCACTCCAGGTCTTGGATCCATTACTTGAAGTCTTCCAGAATTAGGTGATGCTTTTACATAGTATGCTCCAGAAAATAATGAATTAGGATGTATATGCCCATTGTTATATCCACCAGGAGGATTTATATTAGCCCACATATTACCTAATCTAGGTTTAATATCTAAGTGCTCTTCCTGAATAATTTCATTCTGCATTTGAAATAATTCTTGAATTAAAGGGTCATATTCTTTTTTATGATTCATATCAGTTTGTGAATGCCAGCCCTTAACATTAGTCTTACTAACACCTTTATCTTGATTACTCCATTCAACAATATGTTTTTCTAAATATGAATTTAATTTTTCAGGATTAGGTAAATCTTTAACGTATATAATAGTTGGAAAAAAATATTCTTTAATCATTTAAAAGGCGTGCCTCCAAACCACATAACAAGAGATTGTCTAACACCACGTATAACAGGTGCTACTCTATGATTTAAAAAAGATGCAAACATTATAGCATGTCCTTGTTTTAAAGGTGCTCTTTGACCTTTAGCCATTATTTCTAAATCTCCACCTTCAAATTGATTTTCAGGGGATAATAAAACTGTCATTGATATTTTTCTAACAGGGGGTTCATGAGTCATATTTACATCACTATCCATATGCCAATCATAAAAACCTCCTTCAGGATATTCTGTAAACTGTGCCATTTCTGTTATCTGTATGTCACCAAATCCAAAATGATTTCTATTTGCTTTTTGAATAAATACATTTACTTGATCATACATTTCTGGCATTTCTTTAAATGGAATCCAACCAATAGTAGTAACTCTTTTCTTTGTATCTGTTCCACCACCTGGTTTTCCCATTCCAACTTGTGCTTTTTCGGGCTTTTGTCTGTGACCACACTCAATTATTTGTCTACATTGATCTGGTGTAAATAAAGGAGTAGTAGTTTGAACTAACCAACTTTTCCATTTAGGTTCTGTTATTATCATGCGCTCCTGTTTCTAATTGGGTCATATTTTACATCCATATTGCATGCGAGAGTTCTTCTAAAACCATTTCCATTAAAAGGATATACGCAGTGTCTCGTATCATAAGGAAACACATAAAAATTTCTTTCCTTCATTATAGGACCATAGTCTGAATTACAAAATTGTCCTGATGCGTTTCCTAATATTTGTAAAGATCCATTCATAGGTTTATCAGTTGCGGAGTATTCAACACCAGTATCTTGTGGTAGTTTTAAAATCATCACTGATGATAGCCCTGTAAACATTGTTCCTTGATGAATATGTACTGGATTGTATTCATTAGCTTTCATTTCATTTATCCAGATTGAATTTAAATGCATTTTATATTCTTTAATTTTATTCCAATCTAAATAATGTTTCATGACTTCATGAAACCATTGCGTTACGTTTTGTGGTAAAAAATTATGCGGATGCATTTTATTATTAGGTGGACCATCAAAAAACAATGAATGTTCGTTTTGAATCTTACCAACTAATTGTGGGTTAGCTCTGGGTAATTCATGTCTTCTTGTTTCATAAATATGATTAAGGGTGTTATATACATCTAAAGGTACTTCATATTTTAAAACTGATTGCCCTAAAAATATAAAATTAAAATCTAATGTGCCCATATTTATCCTTTATTCTTTGTGGAATCTTTTCAATGTAGGGATTGTATTCTTTCTTGATTTCATTGCGTATAGTATGCATATTTTTTCCCATAATTCCATCATTATATCCTAGCCCATTAACATTAATTTGATCTAGATCAAAAAATCTATGTTGGAAATAAGGTATATCAAAAAAATTATATAACTTTCTTATTTCTTCTTCAGGACTAGCTACTAAATCATCGTATTTAATAAAGTGACATATCTCTGGATAATTATAAGCATTCTTAATTGCTATCAATCCTTTAGCAACAGCTCCTGTTTTATGCATTATCATTGATAATTTTTCATCATCATTTTTTAAACTAAGTCTATTAGGAAATGCACTAGGATTTTCTGTATACCATTTCATATAACTTGCTAAAACATCCATTAAATCTCTAAGCAATACCACACACTTAAAAGGTTTTTTAAAATGCTTTTGTATTAAACCAAAGTTTCCTTCAGTCATAACAGGACCACGATCTATAATATATTTTTGTGGCCAGTTTCTATAATAATTTACAAAAACAGAATCTAATACATTATCTAATGACTGATGTTCTGGATAGTTTAGAAATACATCTGTTTCTTTTAGTAAAAATAATTTCTTTATTATCTCTAATGTAATAGAATTAGGTGTGCAAACTAAATTAGGGTTCTGATTCATTATAGATGCGAATAAGGTATTTCCTGACCTTGGCATAGCAACTAAAAAGAAAAGTTTTTTAACCCTGTTGTCCGATTGAGTTTTTGTCGAATTCCAGCTTGACATCGTCTTTCTTTTTATTTTCGATAGCTATATCCTTTTTAATTCTTTCAATTGATTGCAATTGACCTAATACATTAAAGACTTCTGGCTGACTTGATCCCTGAGTCAAGGTCTCTGCTTTATTTTTCATAGTTAAATGATAAGAATTTAATTGGTGAGTATTCACATTCGTAGTATCAAATGAACCATCATCAAATTTCTTTTTAAATTTAGACCATAACTTTATTTCTCTCATCCTGTCTCTCGCCACTAATTGTGCACTAGCTTTATTATAAATTTTTTCATCTATGTCTATCTGCAGCAATTCTTTCTTTAGTGGATCTTCTTCTTTTTCTAATTTTTCTTGTAATCTTTTAATCTTCACCTCTGTTCTTCTATATTCAAAAGATAATGTCATTAAATTTTCTAAAAAGACATTCTGCTCTCTAACACACTGCCAGTATTTAGCAGCTTTTGTTGGATACTTTGCATCATTTAAAACAGAAAACTGCATTTCAGTTTCCGTTCTAAACATTTGTTTTTTAGTCCAAGTATCTCTAAGCTCTTCTGTTAAACCTTTAAATATTTTAACCTCTTCTGGGTCTAATAAATTATTAAGGTTAGGTGCTTCTTTTTCTATTAACGCTTTTATATTTCTTTTATCTGTCATAAAATCCTTTCATTATTTCTAATATATCTATTTTTTAATCAAAGTCAATAGTCGATGCTGTATCAGCAGATGTTTCTCCTGTAAATTCTTCTGTTGTACCTACTGGACTAGTTCCAGCATAAGATCCCGCTAATATTCCTGAAGAAGAAGTTCCTCCTCCTGTTCCATAACCTCTAGCTGTTGCTAGATTTGGCGCTGTAGACCAAGATGTTCCATTATAAAGTTCAGTGTCAGCAAAAAAAGCCGCTGGTGTTTTATATCCTCCAGCGCCTAAAGTGTCTGTTTGTGTATTTCCACCTCCACCGCCACTATAGGTTTGTCTTGCTTGAAGCATATTCCCTGCAGTAGCCCAAGAGCTGCCGTTATATTCTTCTGTTTGAACTGGCCAAGCTGTTCCTGTAAATCCTCCATAAGATATGCCAGCTGTTTGAGTTGCTCCGCCTCCTGACCATCTAATAGCAGTATTTAAATCTCCTCCTGCAGTCCAATCCGTTCCATCATATTCAAAAGTAGATACACCTACACCGCCAGGTAAACTTCCTCCCCATGATAATCCAGCGGTTAAAGTTCCACCTCCAATTGATTGACTTGTAGCTGCTGGATAAGCTTCTCCAGCTGTCCAAGATGATCCATCATATTCTTCATTAGTAGTTTGAGAACCATCTCCTGGAGGTCTACTATCTCCTCCAACAGCAACAGCTGCAGTTTGTGTTCCAAAACAACTTACATAATATCTAGCTGTATTAAAATCTCCACTTTCAGTCCAGCTTGAACCATCATATTCTTCTGTAACACCTGTGGGGGTATCTGATCCTCCAGCTAATGTATTTCCACCACAAATTAAAGCAGCACTTACAGGACCGAATCCTCCCATACCATGACGAGCAGTATTAAATGTACCACCAGATGCCCATGCACCAGCAGTGACTACTTTGAATGAGTTGTTAAATTCTTCTGTTAAAGTTCCTGTTGAAGGAGCAGGATTTCCACCAAAAGCTAAAGCTGCAGAATTTCCTGTATTAGATCTATTTGAACTTAATTGTCTTCTTGCAGTTGCAAGATCAGGTCCTTCTACCCAACTTGTTCCATCATAAGATTCTGAATAAGCTCTTAAAACTGAACCTGGAGGTGTATATCTACCTCCAAAAGCTAAAGCAGCTGTTTGAATACCTGACCCACCTAATTGCATTCTTGCATTGTTCATTGATGGCCCTGTTGTCCAATTAGTTCCATCGTATAATTCTGTTTCTGCTGTGACAGCTGGCGATGTTCCTCCACCAAAAATCATCCCTGCCGTTAAAGTTCCTGCAGTTCCAATATCTCCTCTACTTGTTGATGAATTAGTTCCTTCACTCCAACTTGTTCCATTATATTCTTCAGTGTCAGCTACTTGTCCACCAGGATTAAATCCACTTGCATGTACAGCCGCTGTTTGAATTCCAAAACCTCCTTGAGAATATCTAGCCGTATTTAAATCATTTTGTTCTGACCATGATGTTCCATCGTATTCTTCTGTTTCATCTTTAGTAGCTGCAGGAGGATCAAAATATCCTCCAAAAATTAAACCTGCAGTTAAAGTTCCAGCCGAACCTCCTCCATATCTTGAAGTCCCTATATCACCGCCTGCAGACCATCCTGTGCCATCATATTCTTCTGTTGCAACTCCAGCAGCTGGAGAAGGTGAACCTCCTGCAGCAAAAGTTGCTGTTGGTGTTCCTCCACCAAAACGATACTGCAACGGAAGAAGCATAGGAGAACCAGCTGACCATGCAGATTGTCCTACGTATCCTTTTAATTGTCCTGATGCTGTATTATACCAAACATCTCCTGCTGCAGCCGTTGAAGGTGACGTTGTATCAGTAGGAACATACTTGACTCTAAGTCCCTTTAATTCTTTGTAGGTTGACATTTAAATTCCTTTAGGGGATTGTATTGAAACCTGGCTTTGAACCAATTCTTACAACTTTATCATCTGCTGATTCGCCATCAACATTATTATTGTCCCAAGCTGTTCGTGCAAGATCATCAGATGCTTTAACTAAAGCTTGTGCTTCTGCTTTAGTTTTTTCAGTTCCATTTCTATCAGCTAGCCAACATGCTCCTCTTTCATTAGCTCCAATAACCCATGTATCCACATAATTAGATCCATCATGACCAGTGTAACCTCTAAGAAAAAAGTTTCTTCTATCTTCAGCAGTGAAGAAACCTTTGCCTGTGTTTGCTGCTACGCCATATATAAATAGTGCCATATTAATCCTCCTTTTTTACTTTATATATTAATAATATCATAAATCAACTATCAGTTATAGTCTTTAAATTTAATG